TCGTGTGACGCGCCTCCTCCTAGATAAGGACGATGTCCGCCAGGTCACGGAGAGATTCGAATTGCGAAAAGTAGGCGAAAGCGATCCGGAAATCTGAAAATCAGTTGCCCAGCAATCCATGCAATCCCTCGACCTCCAATCCGCCGCCAAATTCCTGGGCCTGCACCCGAACACGCTGCAGGCCAGGGCCAAGGCCGGGCTGATCCCGGGCGCGAAGATCGGGAAGGAGTGGAGGTTCCTGGATGTTGATCTGGCCGAGCATATGCGGGCACAATATCCGACCCACCAACGGCAGGAGGCGCCGTGTCGATCTATCAAGTCGGGGAAACCTGGTACGCGTACATCGTCCCAGACAAAGGCGACCGCGTTCGCCGATCTCTTAGGACTACCGACCGGCGGGAGGCGCAACGCCTCCACGACGAACTGCGCGCAGAACTCTGGCGACAGCAGTCCTCATCACCTGAAGATCGCACATTCCGCGACGCCGTAGAGATCTGGCTGGCCACCGGAGAAAAGGGCCTTCCTGACCGGTACAGGCTGAACGATCTGGACATCTCCGACGACAGCCTCGCATCCCTCGACGAGAACCGCCTGGCGGATCTCCTCTCCCGATACAACGGCGCCACCAGAAACCGCGTGATCGGCCTGCTCCATGCCGTGCTCGCCTGTGCAGCCAACCGCGGCTGGATAGACCGCGTTCCCCACATGGCCCGGGTGAAGGTCAAGGACTCCCGGGTCCGCTGGCTGACCTCAGACGAATGGCGCCGGCTGCAGGCTGAGCTACCGTGCCACCTGCGCTCGATGGCCTGCTTTGCCATTGCCACCGGCCTGCGCGAGAACAACGTGATCGGCCTGGAGTGGTCCCAGGTCGATATGCGCCGGAGAGTCGCCTGGATCCACCCGGACCAGGCCAAAGCGGGCCGGCCGATCGGCGTGCCCCTGTCCGACGACGCCATGGGCGTACTCGAGGCCCAGGCCGAGGCGGAAGCCAGCAAGCGCTACGTTTTCACCTACGCCGGCCACCCGGTGAACAAGTGCAGCACGAAGGCGTGGTGGGCCGCCCTGGAGCGCGCCGGCCTGGGAGACTATGAGGGCACCGGTAAGGCCCGCAAATTCATCCCAAACTTCCGCTGGCACGACCTTCGCCACACCTGGGCCAGCTGGCACGTGATGAACGGAACCCCGCTCGAGGTGCTGCGGACGCTGGGCGGCTGGAAGACCCTGCAGATGGTGATGCGCTACGCCCACCTGGCGCCGGAGCACCTGGCCAAGTTCGCGGGGAATTCCAGGCCACTATCAATGGACCCCATCAAAGCCGCAGCCTGATCAGTCAGGCCAATCAAATCAACCGCAATTCTCACAGCAAAATGCCGAACACAAACTCAAAACCCGACAACTTGTACCAAGTGGCAGAAACCTGGTATTGCTATGTCGTAGTCGGCGGCCGAAGGATAAGGAGAAGCCTTCGGACAAAGGATATCGACGTGGCAAAGGTCAGGCTTCAGTCTGTCATCTCAACGTTTTCCCGCGACATGAAGAACGAAGCGAATGACGAAGAACATGACCGGGCAGAAGACAGCAGACGCAACTGGATCAAGAAGCGCCTGTATGCCATTAATTACCGGAACAAGAGACTCGGAGCACCTCCTTTGCACGAGGAGCAACTGCAACGAGCCTATGCCAGAAGCCACGGACGATGCGAACTTACCGGAATCAAGTTCTCATTCTCCCCATACGGAGGGAAGAGAGCCCCATTCGCTCCGAGCTTTGACCGAATTGACGCGTCGAAACCATACACCCCATCGAACATCCGGGTGGTGTGCTTCGCTGTCAATGTTGCCCTGAATCAGTGGGGAGAAGATGTGTTTAGATCCATCTGCACCTCGTATTTAGGCCATTTTGTGGCGTAACTTCCGCCCTGAAACGAAGGCCCCGACTAAGAGAGCATTGCTTTCACACGGCAGGGGTCACTGGTTCGATCCCAGTACCGCCCACCAAAATCAAGCACTTACGGTGCCCGTCCAAGGAAGCTATGGCGCAAAAACCGCCATAATCAGGCCAAAACCGCGCTGTTACGCCATAGTTCACGCCATAGCTGGCGCTACTGGCTGATGTCGTACAGCTGCCCCGGCGTCACCCGGTGAAGGGCCCCCTCTCTGACGTACCGAGTACCCCCGGCCAGAGCGGACAGGATGGGCATCTCGCTGCAGAAATCCCGGCTGTTGGCCTGCCATTGGCGCTGCTGGAAGGCGATGGCCAGCAGGCCACCCAGGTCGTAGAGGTTGCCGATCCGGCTGCGCACCCAGCGCTCCGCCGCGGCCTCGTTCTGACAGGGAAGCTCGGCGAGCTCCCAGCGCGGGTAGTGCGCCTTGAAGTTTTCCAGGCCGATGCTGCGTACCCGGGGCCAGTGCGCCTCAATCACTTCCTGTCCGTACACGATGCCCACGTGCGACCAGTTGGACATGGTGGCCAGCCGGATGGTCAGGCTTCCAAGGGTCGGGGCGGCGCCGAAGATGAGGCGCATCAGTGCGGCCCGAAATCGAAACCCTGGGCCTGACCCAGGTTGGGCCCATTCACTCCGGCCGCGCTGGCCTTGTCGCCTTGAATCCGGAACGTGATGCTGAACCGGCCATTTCCCTTGAAGCCAAACCCGGACTGCCAGTAGGCCCGCGGGCCCTCTGCTGCCCAGCGGAGCATCCAGTACAGTCCGAACGGCCAGAGCAAACGGATGAAGAAGATGGCATTAAAGAACAGGGCCTGATCGCTGCACAGGCGCGGGGTGAAGACCCACCGTCCGTCCTCCTTGAAGATCCAGGCGACGGCGACCGAGCGCATGGAGTCCTCATCGACGGTCAGCAGGTTTCCCAGCTTCCACATCAGCCAGGACTCGCCCGGGTGGCGCTCTTCCACGATCTTGGTCATGGCTTGTAGACCTCGGTGGCGGTCGGCTTGGTGTTGAGGATCGCTGCCTTATCGACGGCGAATCCCTTGCTGATCAGCAGGTCCATGGCCGCGCCGATGTCGGCCGCCCGGCCGCGCAGATCGATGTACTGCCGCACCGTGCAGTCGGTGATCACGGCCTGCACCAGGGGGTCGGTCGAGGCCAGGATGGGCCACTTCTGCGCAGCGAATCTATCGAAGAACGCACCCCGGCTGATGTGCCAGTCCTCGGCCCGCTCGGGCTCAGGGACCGGGGCCGCCCGGTAGTGCGGGTAGTTCTCCGCCATCCAGGCCTCGTCGGCCATCACTGCGCCGGTGACGTTTCCAGCTTCATCAAGGATTTCGTAGCGCATGATCACTCCCACTCGATAGTGACAAGGCCGTTGCCGCCGGCACCGACCGTGACGGCACCGCCAGAACCGATGGAGGCACCTCCACCACCAGCGCCGACACCACCAGCGCCTCCAACAACGGTACCGGTGGTGCCCGTTGATGCAGCACCGCCTCCGCCACCACAGGATCCGCCTGCGCCTCCACTTGGGGTTGCTGCGTTAGCGCCACCACTGCCTCCAGATCCGGCACCGCCGGCCGAGCCATTGCTGCTGGTCGCGCCGGCCGCACCGGAGGCGGTGTACTTCAGCAGCGGATTGCTGATCGCCGTCGTGATGTCATCGACAGACGTTTGCGCACCGCGCCAAGATGCTCCCGGGGTGGTACCACTAGCCGCACCGCAGGCACCCCCACCTCCGCCGCCAACATTATTGGTAGAGGATGCGCCACCAGCACCACCAACACCGCCCCCGCCACCTGATGTGTTACCCGTTCCAGATGCTGCTCCGCCAGCACCACCAGTTCCACGCAGAGAACCAGCCGCACCGCCGCCCCCGGAACTTCCCCCAGTTGTATTGGACGCATTCCCGCCCGCACCGCCAGAAGCTCCGAAGTCATAGGTTCCAGACGGCGCGCCGCCCGCGCCGCCGGTGGCCGTGGATCCTGCTGCTGCAGCACCGCCGACTGCGCCGTATCCTGCCGTGCTGGTCACCCCGGAGACCGTGAAAGATGTCGCCGTGGTCCCGCCGCCGGCACCGACCGTGAAGGAGATCGAGACGCCTGCCGCAAGTATCAGTTCGCGCATCACAAAGGCCCCGCCGCCGCCGCCGGCTGCATTTCCGCCCGCGGTGCGAGAGCCACCGTTTCCGCCCGGGCCCACCGCGCAAAGGCGGTACTTTCCGGCCTTGGGCGTGGTGAAGCTGCCACTCGCTGGGAAGGCCAGGAAATTCTGGTATCCACCCGCCGCGGATGGAAAGAACTGCGAAAGAGAACTCATTACAAAACCCTCCAATCGGTGCCGTTGCACTTCAGCGTGATGGTGTAGCCCGCCTTATCGAAGGTCATGTCCTCGGCTACACCCATGATGGTTTTCCCGCCCCGTCCGATGACGTTGGTCAGTGAAGTTCCGGTATTAGCCAGGATGATGGTGTCGCCATCGACCGCTCCGCTTGGAAGCGCGTAGGTCTGGCCGGTGCTGGCGAACTCATAGGCGGTATTAACCGCCAGCGTCTGGCTGGTGGTCAGCGTCTGGAACTGGCCCAGGAAACCGGTGGCCAGGGCAGCGCTGGCAGCGGCTTCGGCGGCCTTGGTAGTTGCGATTCCTGCCTGCGTGGTAGCGGTATCTGCCCCAGTGGTGGCGGTACTGGCGGCCGTCGTGGCCGTGCTGGCAGCGCCGGTCGCCGTCGATGCCGCGGACGATGCCGTGGAGGCGTTGGTATTGACCTCGCCGACGACGACGTTGATCTGGGTCACCATGGTGGGCAGCGCAGCCACCAGGGCGCCGGCCTTGGCTTCGAACGTGGCGGGGTCCGCCAGGCTAGGCGAATCTGGAAGCGGGGTAATGGTGCTCATACAAGGCCCTCGATTTGTAGGCGTGCTTCGGAAAACGTCGGGTAGGCGATGGTGATGCCCCAGTCGCGCACCCAGCCGTAGGCAGTTAGGCTTTCATAGCCCCTGGATTCATCTCCGACCCAGACCACGGGCGTGGCGCGGATCTCGGCGAGCATGGAGGCCACGTAATCGACCAGGGCGGCATTGACGATCACGTCCAAGTCGATCCGCTTCGCGTAGCCCCGCTGCACCACGCTGGTGACCCCGTAGGCATCCGTTTCCTTGCGGCTGTAGTCGATGATGCCGATCTGGGGCTTGGCCAGCGTCTCGCCCACCGTAATGGCGCGGCCGACCACCAGCGTGCCGCATCCGGCCGTCACACCGGCGGTGATGCTCACGGTCAGCCGGCCGCCGGTGTAGGGCGGCAGATCATCGACCACCAGCGTGGTCTTCTGCACCATGGACACCGTGAAGAATGCCCACCAGGAGACGATCGGCTCGGAGGGATCGAACATGGAGAACGACGCGTCATAGACCACGGAGCCGCCCGGCGTCGACTCCATCGTCACATCGACGAGGCCGCCCGCCACGTCCAGCAGGGCCAGGGCATCGATACGGCCAGGATCCAGCACCACCGTCAGCGGCGTGGCCTGGGTGGTCACCGAGCCCACCGTCTGATCGAACATGGCCCAGCGATTCGTCGGGCCCACATCGACCCACCAGGTGCCGTCGTCGGTCGTCGGCGCGTGGTTGAGGTTGCCGGCCTGGGCCGATTTGTAGATGCGGTGCGTGCTGGTGCTGATGCAGTAGGCCCCGAGCGCATAGGTGGTGCCGCTGCTCCAGGCGGAATAGTCATTCTCGGCCCGGGTGCTGCTCACCAGAATGGCATCGGTCACCGGCGTGGGCTTGATGAACTTCATACGGCGGCCCTCGTCGTTATGGCCTCATCCGGCGCCACTCGGCGCAGGATCTGGGCGGTGTCGAACGTCTGCTTGACGATCGCCTTGTTCTCGGCGGAATTGTTCTCCCGCAGCTGGCGGACTTCCTCGCGCAGGGCCCTCACCTCTTCGGCCAGGCCGGAGGATCCAGAGACGGCATCCATCAGCGCCCGGTTGTCGGCCGCCGGGATGATCCGCTCGCCCTTGTGGATCCGCGCATCCATGTCGTAGGGCACGTAGTTCGTACCCACGGCAAACGCCGGGATCTCGATTCCGTAGCGCTGGCCGATGGTGTCCACCGTCGTGCGCAGGCTGGCCAGGGTGGTGGCGGCCAGGTACGCCTGCTCCGCCGCAGTGGCGGTGACCGCCTTGCCGAGATCGACAACGGAGCGGGCCAGATCGGGAAGCTGCTGCGCCGCCGTCTTGTCGCCGGCACGGGCGGCAGCGGTGGCGATGGCAAAGCGGGCCTGCTCGGCGGCATAGTTCTGCGACTCGTTCAGGATCTCGCCGCGCAAGTCGCGCATGGTGCCGATGATCGCGTCGGCCACGGACTGCCATTCCTGCTTGATGGCCGCGGCTGCGCTTTCCGCCGCCGACTTCTGGGCATCGGCCGTGCTGTAGCTGTACTGGGCCTGAGTCGCCGCCGCGACCGGCGCATATTGCGTCAGCTTGGGCAGGATCGCCGCCGCCGCATTGGTGATCTGCGTCAAATCGAGATTCTGCAGCACTGCCCCCATCGCATTGAGCGCCGCCTGCGCCTTGGCCACCACCCCATCGATGGCCGCCGCCGACACCGCTGCGCCGGCCGCCATGGGCACCACGATCGAGTTATAGATGTTCTGCGCGATGCTCCCCACGGTGCTGCTGATCAGCGCCGTGCGCACACTCTGCTCCAGGGCCTTGGCGAACGATTCCGCCGCGGTCATGCCCTTTTGTGGGTTGAAAGCCGCATCGAGGAGCATCTGGCCCATTCCCGCCGCATCGAATCCGGCCCACTTCGCGGCAGCCTGCTGGGCAGCATCGGCTACCGACAGGAACGATGGCGCCATTTTCAGAAGCATGGCATACGTGCTGCGGCCAGACTCTGTGGTCAGGTCCAGGCCATCAACCAAGTCCTTGAAACCGTCCTTTGTCAGCGGCATGCTGAGTCCAAGCAGCGTAAATTGCTCTCCCATCGCCGCCATCCCCGCGTTGAACTGCTCCTCCTGGCTGTAGAACCCAGAGTAGTAGTTCGCCATATCCTGCCCAAGGCCGGCAATGTCCTTGGTCTTTGAAAGCAGCGCTGTGTAGGACTCCGTATCCAGCCCCAGCAGCTTGGCAATATCGATGGCCTTGTCGGCCACAGACAATTGCGCAATGGCAGCATCTAGCTGCTCTGCCGATGCGGTTGCCTCATCAATCCCATGGACAATGCTCTCGAAAATCGGGTTGATGTCCGCCAGATCGACCGCTGCAATGGTGGCCCGCTTGATCTCGTTGGCGATCTCCTTCTGGTAGTCTCCCCGATTCACCGAGTTGTTGTCGTGGTGGAAGTAGAGATTCCCGGAGGCGTCATAGACATCGGAAGCCACCATGTCCGGCGCACTGCCCTGCGGATCCGTGTTGTATTTCAGGCCCAACTGCATGCCGGCAATACTCCCGCCCAGATCATGCACGTACTGGTCGATCCCCGTCAGCGTCGCTCCCACCATGTTGGACATGGCGCCGTTGCTGCCGTAGCTCAGATTATTGTTGCGGCCGTCGCTGTAGTAGTCGCCTGTCGAGAAAGCGGAAATATTCCCGGCCGCATCAATGCCGCGAACCGCGCCGCCCTCCTGCTTCGGGCCGCCGCCTTTGTCCAGGCCACCCAGGATCGCCATGGCGGCCAGGGCCGCCCAGCCCCACGGGCCAAGACCGCCAAGGGCACTGGACGCGCCGGACATAAACCCGGCGCCAGAAACCATTCCAGAAACCCCCCCCGCCAGCGCGGTCGACGCCGCGCCACTTACGAACCCGCCGACACCCCCCTGTTGATAGGCTGTCAGCATTCCACCGAGCGGAAGCACGTTGGCACCGGAAATCAAGTTAGCGCCATAGTCCCCCACTGACTTCCATCCGGTGGCATTCGATATCCCAATCAACCCCTGCCCGGCATAGTTGCTGATGGCCCCGCCGAACGCGCCCGCCCCATTCCAATTACTGGCAAAACCACTCATGTTGCTGATTGCGTTCGCAGACCCAGCCGACGTACTAATGCCCATCAACTGCCCGCCACCAGCAACGATGGCCTGCACGACAAACTTCAGCACCATCGTCTTGAAGGTGTTTTCAAGATTCTTGGCGAACGCCTTGCCAAATGAATCGCCGGCTTCGAAGCTGCGCATCAGCGCATCGGTCAAGCTCTGCTCGATGTCCCTGGAAAATTTCTGCCATGCCTGAGCCTGCTGTTGAAGTCCCGGGCGGGCCATGTCAGCACTCTTCAGGCGCTCCAAAGCGGAAATTTGCCTATCGATTGCTTCGACCTGACGCTGAATTGCATCAGCATCATCTTCACGAACCTCAATACTTTTCAGGGCGTCGAGGCGATCCCGTTTCAGCTGGATCTGCTCGTCGTATCTACGGGCAATCAACTCCTGAAGTTGATCCGCCGTCTTGCCAATTGCTTCGTTCTCTTGCTCAGCGGATTTCGCCTTTTCCTCAAGAGCCTTCGCTTCCTCGGATGCAGCTTGCGCATGGTCGCCAAGAATAGATTCCCAAAACTCCTTATCGGTCTTGGCAATCTTCTTCATGGCGGCCATATAGGCCGTCGCCGCCTTTTCGGCCTCGGAACCTAGATCCTGGATATATCCATATATCTTTTCCCGCTTGGATGCATCTGTGGTTCCCTTCAGCTGCTGTTTCAATACCTCCGCCCGAGCGGCCAGCCCACCGTTTCTAAGCGTAGCTATGCGGTCCCAATATTCGCGCTCATCAATTTCATCCGCATCGCGGGCTGCCTTGAGCAATTCTTCCTCTCTGGCAACGCCATGAGTAATTGCGGCGATCCGGTTCTCGAACTGCTGCTCGATGACCTGGGCCTGCTCCTTGCTGGCTTCCTTGTCAGAAAACTCCTTCTTGATGACGCCGAGCTTTTCCTGGTAGTCCCGGGTGAGCTTCAGGATCCGCTCCTGGCTGCCCGCAGCCGCCGCAACTTCCTTCGCATACGCGGCATCCAGCTTGGCGACGGCCTGGCTCCGCTTCACCGCCTGGGTGGCATACAACTCTGTCCACTTCTCGGAGACAGTCGAGGCCATGCGGGCGCTGCGCTCCGCCAGATTCCGCTCTTTTGTCTCCAGCTCCTTGACTACACCGTCCCATTTCGACCAGTCTGCCCGCTCCGGGCTGCCCGCCTTCTTGCCGGATTCTTCGTAGTGCCAGGCCGCCATGTCTCGACGGGATCTGGCCACTTCGAGCGTTTCCTTGCCGAGACGAGCGGCCTCCTCCTCGGCATCCCGCAGCGCCTCCTTGGCCTGATTGGCAGCCGCTGCAGCAGAGTTCCCCCAGATCGACCAGGCCGTCACTCCAAGCGAAAGCACCGTGGTCACAACACCGATCGGCCCCCCAAGCATGCGGATGCCGATCGCCAGGGGCCCCGTCGCTGCAGCCGCAGCCTGGGCACTCGCAAGCCGGGCCTCGGCATCGGCAAGCGCCTTAGCCGCCACTGCGCCCGCTCCGTAGGCGCCCGCAGCGCGAATTTGAGCCGCTGCCGCGGACTGCGCAGCAACGGCCTCGGCCAACTCCGCGGCGGTCAGCTGCTGGGATGCCTTTACCGCCGCCACCTTCCCGCTCACCGTGGCCATGATGGCACCCGCCACGCGGCCGGCCATGACGGATGCCAGCGCACCCCCAGCCACGGCGACCACGTTCATGTTGTCGGCGATCATCTGCAATCCGCCGGCGGCGCCCTTGAACACGCCGGTGGACTGCTCGAAACTGCCCACCGTCGCCGTCCAGGCATTGCGGACATTGGTGAGCGCTCCGCCAATGGTCACCGGCATCCGGGCAAACTCTGCGGATATCCTGGTCGCCTGCCCCTCGAGCGCCGTTACCAGCTTCTCGCTGGTCAGCTGCCCCGCCTCGCCCAACTCACGAAGTCTGCCGATCGGAACCCCAAGCCCGTCGGCCAGGGCCTGGGCCAGTCGAGGCGACTGCTCGAGAATTGAATTCAGCTCCTCGCCGCGCAATACACCGGACGACAGTGCCTGGCCGAACTGGAGCAGTGCCGCCTGAGCAGACTCGGTGGAAGCCCCGGATACCGCCATGGCCTGGGCCACGGTAGTGGTCAGTCCGGCAATCCGCTCGGAAGACAATTTCAAGTCGTCAGATTGACGAGCGAACTTCTCATAGATCTGCCCAACCTCGCCGATCCCCATCCGCGTGGCCTGGGCAATTGTCAGCACGCGCTCATAGGCCACCGCGGCCGCCGCCGATCCGGACGTCACCAAGGAGAGCCTGGCATTCAGGTTGGCCCAGGCATCGGCCGTCTGGGCAATCTGCTGCACCCCAAGGCCGGCAACGGCGGCATGCCCCATGCGGGAGAAACTCGCCGTCAGTGATTCCGTCGCACGCTCGGTACCGGAGAGGCTCTTCTCCATCCCGGCAATGGCCTGGCTGCCCCGCTTGGCTGCGGCCTCGACTCCGGCAGCGTCTGCCGTGATGCGGATTTGCACGTCGTTGGTCATTGCGCTACAGTCCGATCATGTTGAGTGCATTCATCACCGCAGTCCCCTATGTCGTCGTGCTCGGATTTCTAGGGGTCCTGTTCTGGGCAGTTCACCCAGCCATCCTGGTTGCCTGGGTCGTGGCGTGCGTTGCCATTGGCGCGTACCAGATCACTTCTCGTTCCGCTCGGCCAGGACCATAAGCGTCTCCCGCTCCATGACCCGGATGCCGTCGAACCGCTCCTTGTCGAGCGGTATCTCGAGCAGCTGAGCCACCACCGGCAACTGGCTGTAATCCAATCCCGTCGGCCCGCCGAATCCGATTCGCCACTGAGTGCTCATGGCATGGAACAGGAGAAACGTCTCCCAGTTGCATGACCACACCTCGAATGGAGGCGGCGGGGTAGCTGCCATCGACATCGCCGCATCGGGCGTAAACCCGATGGCGATGTAGTCTGCTGCTGTGGAGGCTTGCGGGCCGGCGAGCAACTCCCGCGCCGCCTCCCTCAGTTTTTTTGCTGGGCCGCAAACAGCGCATTGACGTAGGTATGAAAGAGCGCGGGGGGAAGCGCCGGATACGTCTCGGAGAGAGATTCCAGGTAGGCAGGGCTGTAGGCGCCAGGCGCATCAGACCAGTCCTCGATAATTTCCGGAAGCCGCTTGACCAGCGGATCGCCCGCCATCGATGCCACCCACTCGTCGTACTCGGTCTTGGTCTTGTGGCGGTACTTGACCTTCATTCCATCCCGCGGAGACCCGGGGACAAAACCAAATACAGGAAGTTCGAATACCGGATTCGGTTGCTCTTTGAACATGGTTCGCCTCTCGATGATTCCGCCTCGATGGGTTCCGACGGCTGCCGCGGAGGCGGTCGCGGCCCGGGCAGGGAGGGGCCCGGTGCCGTCGGAATTCAGTGCTTACGGCTTGGCGTAGCGGACGCGGCTGGCGATGTTGATCGTCACGTCCGTGGTCATGATGCTGTTGGCGTTGTCCGCCTTGGGCAGGCCGGCCGCGCCGACGTAGCCGAAGAACAGCATCTCCAGCGCATCCGGGAAGACGATGCGGAAGCCCACCTTGGAGGAGGCATCGGCCGCCGCCTGGATGGCAATCAGGCCGGCATCGTTCGGGTCCCAGACGCAGGGCAGGGACACCTGGCCGGCCGCCTTGGTGGTCGGGATCTTGCGGGTGATCTTGTCCCACAGGTAGGTGTACTCGCCGAACTGCTGATCACCGCCGGACATGTTGAAGCCGGTGGCCACCTGGATCTCCGTGGCCATGGTGACGAGCTGGATGTTGCCGGAGACAAAGGTGCCGTAGGAGGTGCTGTCCTGGTCTTCCAGTTCCAGGGTATTGGAGGTGGTGTTGACGTTGGCGACGCGGACCAGGGCATCCTCGAGGTCGGTCATGCCGAACATGCTGGTCAGGGCGGCATAGGTGCCGTTGGTCCAGGTGTCGGCGCCCGAGTAGGTGAGCACGGGCGGCGCGGCCTTGGTTATGGAACTGATGGCCTGGGTGGCCGAGATGGCCGACTGCATGTAGATGCGGGTTCCGGCAGGGGTGCGGACGGTGGGCATGGCGTGCTCCTAGAAGTAGGCGACCCGGAGGTAAACAGGCAGCCGGACAACCGGCTTGTCGGTGCTGTCATCCATCTCCGGGTCACCAATGGATGCGAGCGTGGTACTCAGGGCAATGCCGCCCAGGGCGTTGTGGGCGGTGGAATCGAACAGGCGGCCTTCGAGCTCCTGGAGCGCGGTGTCGGCGGTGTCTTCATAGCCGTCGGATGCCTTGACGACGATGTCCACGCGCACCGTGAGCAGGCGACGCTGGGCCTGGTTGAGGAAGAGGGTTTCGGTGTCCAGCTCTTCGCTGCCGGTACTGACCAGCATGGCCGGAACTTCGGCCGCCGTCAGCGGCCGCAGCCGGGACGGATAAACCCGGGCGCCGCAGGTGACCAGGCCAGCCAGGGCGGAGGCAATGGCCTGGCGGATCTGGGTGCGCTTGTGGCTCATGCGGACTCCAGGATCAGCAGGCCCATGCCGCTCGGGTCATCATTGGGCAGCTGCACCTCGACCACCGCGTAGACCTTGCCGAGAATGGTTGCCGCAGATCCGGCAACCACCCCGGCGAGATCCACCGCCGGCGCCCGGAAGCGGGGCTGACTGCCCGCCATCTGGCCGAAGGCTTCGCTATAGCCGTTGCCGAACAACCCGGGCACGGGCTGGCCACCAATGGTGGCGAGCGCATACCCGGGCATGTCCGGATCAACGAATGCGGCGAGGTCTGCGGCATCGAAGGGCATGGATCAGCCGTTCTCCGGAGATTCCTCGGCCTTGGCGGCGTCCGCCTCGGCCTTGGCGAGGGCCTTGGCCACCACCGGATCCACCAGCACACCGGCGACCAGGAGGGACGCGGCCTTGGCCTCGTCCATCTCGATCTTGCTGCCCGGGGCAAAGGGTTCGCCGTCGTGCTGCAGCGGGCTTTCCACCAGGTAGGTCTTCTTGGCCATGGCGGTCCCCTTAGGCGATCGCGGCGCTGATGAGGTAGCCGGCAGTCGCGGCTGTCAGAACCGGGGCGACTTCGTCCGTGACCGGATAAATGTCGGACTTGGCATTGCGGTCTTCGTAGCCGGGCTCCACGTAGGGCGCGCCATCGAGCCGGTAGGTGTAGCCGTAGGTCGGCTCGCCCAGGTCGGCCACGCTGCCCAGCTGGGTGTAGGCGACGACCACGAACTTGCCCCACACGTCGGTGATGGTGCCGGAGGCATCGGTATAGACCGCACCTCCCACCAGGACGCGATCGACGCCCCAGAGGGCGGCCAACAGATCCGTCGTCACCACGTCACGGCCGGTGTACTTGATCCGGTCGATGATGGACGGATGCTGGCGCAGCTTGGCCATCACGGAGGCGGAGACGATCACGGTATTGCCGGCGCGGCCGATCTGGCTGCGGATGGCCTCCTTGGCGGTCTCGATGTCCTTGGAGGGCGCGCTGGTGCCGGTGTAGTCACTCCACTGGCTGGTGCCGGAGAGCGTGGTCTTGTTGCCGGCCGCGTAGCTGCCCGCGGTGGTGGCCAGATCGGCCTGGGCCTTTTCCAGACGCAGGGCGATGATGTTTTGGGCCTTGCGCACGGCCATGGCGGCGATGTTGATCTTGGCCACCGCATTGGCTTCCTGCTGCAGCTCCCAGGGCGCGACTGCCTCGAGGGCATGCTGCTCCAGGGCATAGCTGCCGGAGCTGTAGCCGAACTGGATGCGCTTGGTGTTGCTGCCCGGGGCACGGGCGGCGTTGTAGAGGGCAAAATCCTCCTTGGAGAAGGAGATGATCTTGCCGCCCCGCTGGGCCACCGGCACCGAGGGGAAGAGGTTCATGCCGACCATGTCGGCGTTGCGGTAGCCATGGGCGATCTCGCTCAGGACGGGATCGACGACGCGGGCGCCGGAGAGGCTTTGCTGTTGCATGATGGTTTCCTTTCAGTGGGCCGCGTTAGGCGACGTTCGGGATCAGCAGCACTTCGATCATCTGGCCCGCTGCAGTCGCGGCTTCCAGGGCCAGGGCCACCTTGGCGCCGGAGGTCACCCAGGTGATGCCGCGGCCGGACGAGTCGGCCTTGAGGGTGGCGCCGGCGGAGAACGCAGCGCCGGATTCGACGATGGCGGTACCGAGCACGTCGACGGAAACCTTGTCGCCGGAAGCGCCACCGGTCCGGGCAACGCCCAGGGTGTTGGCGTCCGCGCCGGCCTGGGCGGCCGCGGGCGTGACGAAGCGGTTGGCGGTGACCGTGCCGCTCAGGGTCTGGGTCAGGGTAAGCAGTGCGATGTTCTGAGTCGTCATTTCGATCTCCTATCGGGGAGCAACGGCGTTGATGGCCGTCAGGAAGTCGGTGCCGGGATGGTCGGCCTGGTACTGGCGCGCCTTGGCGGCCAGCTGGTCGCGGTCGGACAGCACGGGCGCAGGCGCCGGAGACGCCGCGAAGGGCACCGGCTTGGGGGCATCGGCCGCCAGATCGGCGCCGGCCTGGGCCAGCTTGTTGCGCTCGGCAGCCAGCACCTGGGCGGCAGCCTCGGGGCCGGTGGTCTTGCCGTCGGCCTTGAGCTGATCGATCAGGGCCTTGTGGCCGGGCAGCATCTGCGCCTCAACGGCCTGGATGCGCTCGCGTTCCGCCAGGGCCCCTTCGGCGCGGAAGGCTTCCGCGATCTCGGGATGCTCGGCGGCAATGGTTTCCTTGGAGAGTTCCATGGTCATGCCTTTCTTGAGGGAGTGCGCACTGGCGACACCGGCACGGGCGCGGGCTTGTTCCTGGACGCGGGCAATCGCCTGGTCGAGGGTGGCAACACCGTCCACCAACCCGGCCTTGACGGCAGCCTGTCCAATGAAGAGACGTCCATCGGCCATATCGGAGATCACCTGCTCCTCCGAGACGCCGCGAGCTTCCGCGACATCGCCAACGAACACGGAATAGATGGCATCCACCTGGGACTGCATGGCGGCACGGCCGGATTCGCTCAACGGGCCGTATTGGCTGTTGATGCGCTTGTACTGGCCGGCGACGATCTCGGTGATTTTTAGGCCCATGGCCTCTTCGCGCTTCGAGACGTCCACATGCGTGGCCACCACGCCGATGGAGCCGACGACGGAGGTATCGGCACTGATCAGGATGTTTCCGGGGCCCGCCGCGGCGCCGATCCAGTAGGCGGCGCTGGCGCAGGTGCCATCGATCCAGGTGCAGACAGGCTTCTTGCTGGCTGCCTCCGCCACCAGCTTGGCGAGGGCCTGCGTGCCATCGACGGATCCGCCCGGGGAATCCATGGCGAGGACAATGCCGGTGACCGCAGGGTCGGCCGCGGCCGCCTTCAGGTCGCGGCCAATCAGTTCGGTCGAGTCGCCGCCGCTGATGCTGCTCATCAGGTTCATTCTCTTGGCCAGCACGCCCTCCACGGGCAGTACGGCCACACCATCCACCACCTGGTAGGACTGGTGCTCGGACTTCAGCGGCTTGCCGATGCGGGCTTCGACGCCCGCCAGGTCAATCTTCTCGCCACGCAGGTGTGTGGAGTAGATCGACTGGATCTCGATCAGCTTTTCCGGCAGGATCGCCCACGGGGCGGTGACAACATCGAGCAGTTTCATCGGGATCTCCGAATCGGACTGCTCGCTAATTTATCGATCCGCCTGTCTCATTTTTAGGGGAAATTGAGACACGGACCCTAGAGAAAGACTTCCTCTTCGCGCCGACGGAAGATGCGCTGCCGCCGGCGCCGGGCCGATGGCATGGGCCGGGCGGCGCCGGGCTGGATGGGGTGATGCGCTCGAGGATATTCCTCTTCAGGGGACGAGAACACCGGATCGAACTGCACCCAGCTGACCCTGACGTCTGACGAGACTGGTTTGAACTGGAACCACGAAACGCGAACATCGGCAGCAAGCGGATTGAATTGCGCCCAGGAGACCCGGACATCGGCGGCGATCGGATTGAACTGGGCGAACGAGACGCGGACATCTGCGCCAGCTGATGCCGTGAGGGAAAGATTCTCCGCAGCATGCGTGTGATCAGCGGACCCAATGGATAGGTCTGAATCGGCGGACACCAGCACTGTCTCAGCCACATGCCCGTGCCCCGCATCGGCCACCGACAACCATTGGCTGCTCGACAGGGCCAGGGCGCCTGCCGTATGCGCATGCCCCCCATGGTTAATGGATAGGAGAATGTCCGTGAACAGCAGAGGGCTGTCGGCTGCGTGCACATGCGCCGAATCAGCCGTCGCCAGGATCACAGTTGAGGTCAGCGCGACATTGTCCGCGACCTGCCCGTGCTGGCCATCTGAAACCACAAGGATTACCGCCGACGTCAGCGTGACCAAGTCAGCGGCGTGCCCATGCGCCCCATCGGAGATAACCAGGGCCACACTTCCAGCCGCCGCTGGAGCCGCTGACGGATCTCTCAGGGCGATATCGGCTGGCGCCGCATCTCCGGCCAGCAGGTAGATCGTCGTGGCAGTGACATCGGCGCCGGCCGGTTGGTCGCCGCGCTCTTGATGTCCCAGCAGGCCGCCGTGATCGTGGTCACGGTGGTGTTCAATGCCAGCGAATAGATCGCCATGTCGTTCTCCTTACGTTGACTCGAATTCCACGCGGAGATCCGCGTAGTCGGTGATTGCTGCGATCTCGCCGGCACTCAGGGACTGGTCGTATTGTGTGACCGTCACCGGCAACGTCGCGTGGGTCCAGGTGGCTACCGTCGCCGACCCGCACTTGAGCCTGACCACCAGGCCGTTCCCGCTCGGACTCCAGACCCGGTAGCTGACGACCTGTCCGCTCGTAGTGCCAGGATTAGCCACGGAGGACAACGCCAACTGACAGGTGGTCGCGCTGTTCGCGTAGATATAGTCCGTGTCGTCCGCAGTGGCTTCATCAATGCATCCGTAGAGTGTGGCTCCTGTACTGGGGAGCCAGGAACCTGACGTGGTATCGACCACTGGTCTGGCGATGGCACCATCGACTGGAATCTGCAGAGTGATGTTATCGGCTACGTGGGCATGACCCCCATCAGCCACGCCCATCCAGGTGTCCGTCACCAGAGATGGAGTGCCTGCCGTGTGCCCATGCAGCGCATCCGCGATCGTCAGATAGGGCGCCTCAGACAACACTACATTGTCTGCGGTGTGGGCGTGAGCTGCGTCTGCCAGCGTCAGCGTCACACTGCTCGATCCGCTCCCGACCGTGAGGGTGACGGTCGCAGGAGAACCGGTTGACGCCCCATCCACATACAACTGATAGCCGAACGAATAGGTTCCGTCCGGGGCGCCTGTGAAGGTAAAACTGGAGTCCTCATAGGCGTACAGAGTCCCCGCGCTCGGCTGCGACGTGATCAGGCCGCGAACCTCCTTCGACGCATCTCCCGGCAGGGACAGGTCGTTGTAGAGGTAGCCTGCACCACTGTCCCCGGTGCTCGGAACCTCAGATCCCAGCACGCCCAGGCCACGATCGCCAACGACCAATGCCCCGCTGATCAGACTAGAGGTATCGGCGCGGAGGCTCATGTGGCCGTGTACCTCGCCATCCCCTCGGCGCCAGATGCCAGCACCACCACGACCCGGTACTGGGTCGCAGCGGTCAGAGCCGCGTCATAGATCCGCATAACCCCGCTCGCGTCGGTGGACTGCGCCACCTTTGCCACCACCAGTGAACCAGTGCTGATGCTGTAGACGTAGGCTGTCGCTCCCGTCTCGTTCGCCAGGAGGGTTCCTGTGTTGTTTTTCAGTGGCTCCGTGGTCAGAACCGGGACAACCTGCAACACCACGTTGTCCGCAGCATGAGCATGTGTCGAGTCCGCCACAGTGAGGTCGGTGCTGCCGGTCACCGTGAGGGTCAGGTTGTCAGCAGCGTGGGCGTGGGTGCTATCGGCGGCGACCAGGTCGGTAGCCGCAGATCCGGCGGACGCTTTCAGTTCGACAATGCAATGCCGAACGACCGGTTGCGTGGCGCTGAACGACCAAGCCATTGCGGTCGCGCCAGACTTGTAACTCGACCCCATGCGCGATACTGAGTTAGCCGTAATCGCGCCGATCAACGTCTGGGTACCATCCTGGGCCAATGTTCCGGTGAGCACACGTTCGGCAAATGCATCCACGGCAACGCTTCCCGCAGACATCGAGATTGCCGTGCTAGTCGGGCTTGAGCCGAACGACGTTCCGTAATTCGCGGTTGTCCCGACTGGGGTCGTTTGATCGACGCCAGTCCATGACGACGCCACGACGTCCATGTAAGCGGATGCCGACGGCGTGACGACGATGTTATGCGTGCCCGATGCTGGATTCGCCAGTACCCACACGTACATATGCAGGCTACCCGTGCCCGCATTGCTCACGCGCGGCGATCCCATCGAGGTGCCGTTCCATGTAACGGTCGCCGTCGACAGGTAGTCCGTGCTGTTCGGGCATTCGACAGCGACCACCAGGGCACGATCAGTGCCGGCCCCAACAGTGTGCGAGATCGTGAGAGATGTCGCCCCGGATGTGGATTGGTAGCTCGCTGCGTCGAATGCAATGGTCATGTTAGGTCGCTATGTGAGAGGCGCCAAAGATCGTCTCGAATGCGTCGTAGCCAATCTGCACTTGGCCGCGCCCGTTCTGGTGAAGGTTGTCTGCCTTCATGTAGAACGGAGCCGATAAAGCCATGGTGTTCGTTGGAGACGCTGCTGCAATCGCGGACTTCGCTGCCGCTACGTTGGCCCCGTACTGGGAAGATCCGGATGCCATCTGCACCAACACGCGCTTGGTGGCGGCGGTCTGCAACCCGCTATCTGTCCTAGCTTGAATCAACGCCTCCAGACGAGTCTGATACCAGGACTGCGCCTGCGTGTAGTCAGACTCCCCTTGTATCCACAGCCACCCAGCGTCCTGCGCCGTGATCCCGTTGTTGGTCAGCCAGGTCGTTGCGCTGGAGTGCCGAGAGAACATCCCGGTCGCCGGCCAGACATACGGCTCAAAGTAGGTGATCGAGACTCCGGAGAAGGCTTCCTTTTCCAGGTACAGATTCCCCGAACTTGTCTCTCGCATCCACCTGACGGCCAGCCCAAATTCAGGACCGAACTGCCCAGCCGAGCATCCATTGTTGGAAGCCGGCGTCAGTTGGGCGAACGCGGAACCAGTCCAGATATAGACCCGCGAGAACGTGCCTGAGTCATAGGTCGCCAGCCCCGCATCAGACGACAACGGGGACGCGGAGATGTCGGCTCGATCTGCACGACCGATGGCATTGCTCTGCCCCCAGATCGCGATCCGCTTATTGCCGCCGAGCACGAATCGGCCCGCAGTGATCTGCTGGCCCGATGCTGCGGCGTAGCTATCCGAGACTGGCGATGCCATGGGGCATTAGGCCGGATCGGCAATCTCGATATCCCAGGCCGGGAGATTGACCGTGTTGCTGCCGTTCGCAGTCAATGCCTGGCTGGTGCAGGTGGTGACGTAAAGCAGTTTGCTGTTGGTCACATCCAGCAGGCAGACGTGAGTCGCCGTACCGCTCGTGTCGATCAGAACACCCGATTTCGCTGCGACGGTTGTTTTGCGGCCAGACACGTCGCCATTGGCGTTGGTGAAGTCCGTCGCGGCCATCGTCACATCCGCTAGCGCGTAGGTCGCGTTGCCCTCGGTGTAGGTCGTCGGCTGCGCGGAGCAAACCACCTGGCGGGTGCAGTTGTTTTTGATGATGTTCAGTGCACCATCGAGTACGTCGTCATGTACGGCCTTAGCCATTTTAGTCTCCTACTTTGAGGTTGTTGCGGAGCGCCCACTCTCGGGTGAGCTTGCGGGCGAGGGCGTCTTCTCCGCAGGCTGAGATGAATTCGGAGGAACAAGCCAACTGTTCCGGCTCTCCTCCACCATGAACTTCGGCACCTTGGGCATCTCCGGGCACGTCGCTCCCTGGATGCACTGCTGGCAACAGCCTGTCAGCAGGGCCAGGACACAGACGAGCAGCGCTGCCAAAGCGACGGATGTATTCAGCCACTGCGGCCGTTCGAACCCCCGGGAGCGCGGAATTCCACGAATTACTGACATCTTTGACGATCTCCTCTTGACGCTTGATTACCTCTGCTGCGCGAGCTTCGGCGGCTTTCTGGATAGCCTGAACCTCGCCCCTATACCTGGAATGAGCGCGCACCTCGGACTGCCAGGCCCAGACCAGCAGGGCGCAGGCAACGATCAGGGCGGCGATGATGTACTCGCGGATGCCGATCACGTCACGGCTCCTTCTTCTCGGCAAACTCCCCGATCACCGCGAATCTTGTACTTCGCTGCCCTGTAAGCCGCTTGACAAGCGCGATGCCAAACAACCTTCTTTCCAATGTAAAGGTCACGTGGGTCGCTGTACTTCTTGCAAAATTGGCACTTTCTGTAGTTCGCATTTCCGCAATTCATCAACGCATCGTCCCGCTGGTGGATGAGTCGATGATAGGAGTTGGTACAGATCAACAGATTTGCGCGACGGTTGTCCTTCTTGTCTCCATTTATGTGATGAACATGCTCTTGTGGGCCAAGTTTTCTACCTAGAGCAGACTCGTCAATGGTTCGATGTAGATACACAACACCGCCCAACCCCTTGTCCTTGCGCTTGTACTTATTGTTCATTTCGCTTCTCCGCGTATTTGTTCGCCACAGCGGTTAAGCTCCAACTGGCCATGTACAGGCCGAATGCCGACTCAGAATACTTTTCGTGCAAGGTGACATAGACCAAGAGCCACGACGAAAGGCACAAGGCAACCCATTGCCCAACCCTGGACATAGAGGCTTTGCCAGTCGGGTCCAGGAACAGGTCCGCAAATTTGAAGCGGTTGTCGGATCCGTTGATCTTCCAGGCCAACCAGCCGGCCGCGATCACAGCACAGGCGAGGATAAGGACCATGAAATCGAATTGCCGGAAGCATTGGATGACCTCGCTCATGGGTAGAACACGATCCGCTTGCTGGCCGGCGGCCGGTCGGTCCAGTGCGACCAGCCGGGCGTCGCCTCCGGGTGCTCGATGTAGATGCCCACCTCGCGCAGCCGGTCCAGGTTCTTCATGCACCATGCATCGATCCGTTCGTGCGGGTCGAAGCGATCTACACCCCGGCCCTGCTTGTGCGGAGATCCGGGCGCCCCATCCGGGCAGTCTTTGGGGCGAAAGCCGCCATTGGCGTGTCCTGACACGCCGGTCCCGGTTTTCGGATTGACCGGGAACACGACGCCATCGGCGATGGCCATGGACTCCAGCAGCGACACGCGGGACAGGAAGGACGTGGCCGCATCGATCACGGCCGGCGTGACATCCTTGTGCCCCTTGTACGGGCCGAGCAGTTGGTCGAGGGTGATCACACATGCCCTTTCACGATCGCCGGCCAGACCACCTGGACCAACAGCCAACCGAGAAACCCGATCAGGCCGTACTTCACCAGCTCGAGCTTCAGCTTCTCCCAGAATTCGCGCTTCGCGTTCTGCGCGGCGATCCACGCCTTGTGCGCGTTGTGGTGGCCGGCGTAGTCCGGGAGGTTGGTTTCCTCGTCCTTGACGAAGGCGGAATTGACGCCCGTCAGCATGGACTTCAGCTCCTCCAGCGATTGCTGAATGGCGGCATATCGGTCGTTCTCTTCCGTGATGTGGGCAGCAAGAAGGGAGTCGTCGGCTCGGTTCGTGGGTGATGTCATTGGGCGTCCTGATCCATTTCGTAGCGGGTGACGGTGCGAATGACTTCCAGGCTCTCCGCATCCCGCTCCACCACCTGCACGGCCTGCCTCGGGTGCGCGACCACCACCGTAGGTGCGGGCATATCCAGATTCACCACCGGGGCGGCCTGGTCGGGCATGATGGCCTCGACCTGGACGGTGACATCGGGCGCAGCGGCCGGCGCCACGTGGTTTTCGATGGTCACGGAAGGCGCCGGCTGCTCGGGCATGATGGCTTCCATCTGCACCGTGACGTTCGGCGCCTGCGCGGCCTGCACCGTGGCATGGATGGCCGGCGCAGCCGCCGGGGGCAGGTGATTGTGGATGTGGAGAAGCGTCTCCGGCTTCTTGGGGGTTTCTTCCGGGGGACCCACCGGCTCCGGGACCGCGGGCGCGGCGCTCTCGGTGAGCCCCACTTCGTCCCGGGCGGACTTTTCCTTGGCCAGCTGGCGGTGCTTCTCGTCCCAGCATTGGCCGTCGTACATGATCGACTCGGTTTCCCGGGTGCTGATGCCCAGCGCCACCCGCTCCTTGGCGGCCAGCACTTCCTTGACCGGATCCACGCTGCCCGGGCCGTCGCCGATCCACGCGGCCTTGCTCCAGGCGCGGCGGATCGCCGGGTCGGCGAAGTACCCCGGCGCCGAAATACGCCCGGAGGAAACCGCTTCGTCGAGCCAGACTTCGTAGAGCGGCTGGCAGAAGTTGGTGGCCAGCCAGTCCCGCCGGCCACGGAAGAAGCGCCAGGCATCCAGCAAGGCCGCCCGGGCGGCGGTGTAGCTGGCGGTGAAGTGCTTGATCAGCACCTCGAAGGGCAGGCCCAGGCCGACCCCCACCTGGCGGAGCACGGCCTGGACGAAGGGATCGAACTGCGCATTCGGCCGGCCCGGGTTGACGCTCTCGATACTTTCACCGGGGAGCAGATTGACGGCATTGCCGGGACCAGCAAGGCTGCCGGTGGGCAGGCCGCCGTCCCACGACTTTGCGGCCGTCAGGTATTCGTCGCCATCGCCGAACAGATCGCCGAAAGCGGTCGGGTCCATCTTGACGAAGACCGCGAACGCGCCGGAAACGACGGCGGCCTGGAGCTCGGCATCCGCATAACGGTCCAGTTGCTTCAGCGGCTCAATCACAGGCGCCAGGTAGGGCACGCCGCGCCCCTGGCCGGGCCGCAGGCGATCGAAGAGGTGCAGCACGCTGCGCCGGCCGCTGCGGCCACCGAAGAATGGCACCCGCGTCCAGGTGAGGTTTGCCCGCTGGGTCATCAGGCCCACCGGATAGTCGCTGGCGATGTGGCAGGCGATCGGCGCGCCGTAGCCATCACGCTCGATGCCGGACTGGATGTCCTTGGTGTCCTGGGCGAGCCCGGGGTTGCAGACACGATCGGCCTCGAGCAGCTGCACCACGGTGCCATAGACGGCGCCCGGCCGGCGGATGTTCGGTGTGAGGGCGAAGACATCACCGGATTCCATCGCCGCCCGGAAGGCCAGGGCCTGCAGGCCGTAGAAGTTCTGGGTGCGCGTGATGTCGCAGTCGGTGGACTCCGCCCAAAGGAGGAATTCGCTCTCGGCCTGCTCTTCCCAGGCTTCGGCCTCTTCTTCGGTGATGCCCAGGCGCTTGTAATCTGGCTTGGGATCCACCGACAGGCCAGTTCCGACCACGTTGCTGACCACGGTGCCGACGGCGCCGACGGCCAGGGGAGACGAGCGCAGCAGATCACGCGAGCGGGCGCGCAGGGTGGGCAGATCCTGGCGGTTGTCCTCGTCCGCGCTGGTGCCTTGCACGGGGTTCCAGCCGGCCAGGGCCGCCCGGGCCCGGCTGGCGCCCTTCCAGGCGCCGACGAAGGCCATCTTTTCTCGGGCCACCTGGCGCTGGTAGCCCCATTGCGGGGAGACAACTTCGATGATGCGATCGACAATCGGTCGTTTTTGGGTCACGGTCACCACCTGGGCATGACGGAGCGGTGCCGCGGGCGGCCGCTTTCTGTGGCGGACAACGCCTTGACCCGGGCATCCCAGGTGGACACCCCCTTCTGGATCAGGTCAAGGTCGGCCCGCTGCAGCATCTGGCCATCGATTTCGACCCGTTGGCCCGCCAGCACCTTGGCTTCGGCATCCAGGTATTGCTGCAGGCGCGTCTCGGCCTGCGCAAGCGTAATTCCGGCCATGGGGAGCAGTTCCGGAGAAATGGACTGCTCAGTAATCTATCGGTCCGTCTGTCTCATTTTTAGGGGAAAGTGAGACATCAGCGCTTGAGCAGCCGGTACAGGGTCGCCCGGCTGACGCCGGTGCTGCTGGTGATGCTGGAGATGTTCTCGCCGGCCAGGTAGCGCTGCCGGGCAGTGAGCTGCGCATCCTTCCGGTCGTCCGCGACATAGATTTCGCAGCCCCGGTAATCCGCCCGGAACTGGCGCTCCACCTCCAGGGCCACCGATTCTGAGAATCCACCCTCCCGGGCGGCGGCACGCAGGATCCTGTCAATCAGATCGCGGATGGCGTCACCCTTCATGCCTGGGCCGTGCCCCGCTTCCAGCCGGCGAGGGAGGGACGCCCGGTCGACGCCATGGGGGCCGCTGCCCGGCGCTCCGGATCGATCTTCGACAGCCTCAATCCCGCCAGGGCCAACTTCCAGCAGTCGAAGGCTTCGTTCCGGATCCGCGTCTGCTTCCATTCGCGCACCAGGCGGCGTCGGATGGTCTTCTCTTCCAGCCGATTGCTGGTGAGCTGCGCGAAGAATTCGTCGTCGAAGGCGGCATCGCCCTGGGGGAAGTGCAGGTAGCCGGCGCGGGCCTGCCCAGGGGCCGGCGCTTCGAGCCTGAGCCGCTGGGTGATCAGCGCCTTGGCAGCCTCGTCAGAGACGAGGAACGGGGAGAACCCCTTCTTGCGCCGCTTGCGCAGCCGCCGCTTGCGGTCATCGTCGCTCTCGACGAGGGTCTTTCCGGAGCCTTCGATGCCCTTGGCCACGAACAGCCAGGGCCGGCTCTTGGCGAAGGCATACACCTGGTCGGCGTTGTAGCCGCTGTCGATGGCGCCACAGTCCGGGGCGATGTTGGCCAGCTCGTCGGCCAGCTCGTCCCATGGGTCGTGGCCGGCGGTGTCCCCGGCGATGATCAGGTGATCAACGGCCCAGGACTCCTCGCCGGCGCCGAAGTCATAGACGCTGACTTCGATGCGGTCCTTCTGGACGTCGATGCCAATGGACCGGACGCGCCGGGGCATATCGTCCGGGTAGTGCTCCAGCCGGTTGAGCAGGGAGAGCGGGTCGATTTCCTCGCCGCGCTCCTGCCAGGGTTCGCCCAGGTTGGTATTGATGAAGGCCCGCAGGGTGGCGGTGCTTTCCTGGGCAGAGTGCCATCCGGCGGCCAGATCGTGCCAGGACGGGCCAAGCCCGATCGGCGCGTAGAGGGCGCTGATGTGGTAGCCGCGGCTTTTGCGCTCCGGGTGGGTGGATATCCACCGTCCGGCGGCGAGCATGGCCGGCTTGTGGTGCTCCTGGATCTCGGCGCCGCATTCGCGGCAGACATAGCGGACATTGCCGATCTCTCCGCTGGGCAGCACGGTGTATTTCAAGCCGTGAGGGATATCCTGGCCACCCCAGACGAGGGGCTGGAACTCGCCGCAGTGCGGACAGGGCACGTGGTAGCGGCGCTGGTCGCTCTTCTGCCACTGGCGATCTATCAGGCCGTCCTTGACCGTGGGCGTGCTGATGTAGAGCCGCTTGGCCCTGGAGAATGCCTTGGTGCGGCCTTCCGCCAGGGTGATGATGTCGCCCTCCTCGCCCACTTCCTCCGGGAACCGGTCCAGGTCGTCGAGGATTAGGTAGCGCACGGACTTCTGGGCGTAGCTGTTGGCGCTGTTTCCTCCGGCCAGGAACAGGACGCCGCCGGGGAAGTCGATGAGGTCCTGCCGGTTGGAGGCGTCACGGCTGCGCACGCCGCCCAGCAGGCTGCGGATGACGGGCGTCTCCTGCAGCAGCGGGTTGAGCTTCTGCACCTTCCAGGAGTCCCGGCTCTCCAGGGTGGGCATCATGACCATCATCGGCCCGGGCTGGTGGTCCATGGTGTAGCCGATGAAGTTGACCGTTGCCTCGGTGACGCCGACCTGGCTGGACTTCATGACCACCACGTCTGCCACCCGGGACGAGGACGACAGGCAGTCCATGATTTCGCGCAGCATGGGGTTGCGCGCCGTGCGCCACCGGCCCCGCTCTCCGGACTGCTTGCCTGACAGGACGCGATGATCGTCCGCCCACTGGCTGACCGACAAGGCCCGCCGCGGCGCAACGGCGTGCCGGAGAACGGCGAGGCAGTGGGACAGGTGGGTCACGGCCGGGCAGCCTCCGCGGCGGCGCGTTCCTGGTTGTGGAGGTGGTCGGCCACCATGGCCAGGACGTTCCGGCAGGACTCGGAAAGCAGGGCGTGGACTTCGTCCATGTCAATCACCGGCGCCACCAGGGGCGCGGTCTGGTCCGGGAAGACATCGAGGGCCGCCCGGACGGCGGCGCCGAACGCCTTGAGGGCGGCATCGACGTCTTCCTTCGGGATCAGGTCGCCGCGCTTCTGGGCCAGTTCGATCTCCATCAGGTCCGCCGCGGCCGATTCCTTGCGGGCCTGGGCATCAGCCCTCGACTCGACGCCACGCGGCTGCTTACCGGTATCGGCAGGCGGGGCGGATTTGGCCGCTGGCGCGTTTTCTTCGTCGGGTTGGGCTACAGGTATCTCCGCTCCCCTGTTCGCAGCATGGCGGGCCGATACGTCGTCGCGGCCACCCGATGTTTCGCGCAGGCGCTGCCGGCTGGCATCGACATCCACCAGGTCTCCGGCCATGACCAACCGGCCGGCCTTCTTCCAGGTGCGACTGACGGTGGAGCGGGCCACACCCATGATCCGGGCGAATTCGGCCTGGGTGACGGTGGTCATCGGGCCCCCTTCGTCGTGTTCCGGGTGTTCCGGGTCTGTTCCGGGTACCCGGAACAGATTTTCCCGCTCAACCATGCGGGTGTTCCGGGTGTTCCGGGTATTTCTCCCTGTGTACACGCGAGAAGAACATGATTTGTGTGCGCGTAAGCAGCCGGGCGCGCGATGCGAGTGCGATGCGTACACGCGTGTACGCGGGCCTGATAGCCCGGAACACCCGGAACAGCCTCACCACGACAGGCTAAAACCTGTTCCGGGTACCCGGAACAGACCCGGAACAGACCCGGAACAGACGCTAGGCTGCCCATTTTTCCTCCTTCGATTTTCCGGCTTCGGCGAACTTGAACACGCAGCCAGTCAGCCAGGCCGCGGCGTCATCTGCGGGTGGGCGGTCTGATCCGGCCGCCTGGAGCACCGACTTCGGCGGAATCAGCACCGGTACCGGGCGCGTCTTTCCGGTGCAGTGGCAGTCCTCATAGATCCTCGCCTTCTTCTTCTCCCATCCGTCGATGCGGGTGATGGCGCCGAAGAACTGGTTGGACGGCCTGGGCCGCATCTCGCCATTCTCTCGACACCACTTCATGTAGGCCGCGTAGAAGTCCGGCGCCAGACAGGGGACCACGGGCCACGGGGTATCGCCGGCCATCCAGTCGTTGAAGAAGCGGATCTCGCTGGGCAGCGACAGGGCGATCAGCGCCAGCTTGGCATCCGTCATCGGCGGCCGCTTCTTGGGGTGGAATCCGGACAGATCCAGCGTCATGAGGTAGTGGTAGAAGGCTTCGATGCCGCCAGCGTCGAGCTCCTGGTGCAGGGCGTCGTAATAGTCCTCGGGATGGGCCGGTGGGTTGTAGACCACCAGGTGCCTGCGGTCGTCGTTTTCGATGGGCAGCGGCTGGCTCTCGTTGGAGAGATAGACGATCTGCATCTGGTTCTTCTGGCTGTAGGCGGCGACGTTCTTCGGATTGACCCGGATCTTCTTTCCGGTAACCAGATCCTTGAGCTCGTTCTTGATGTGCCACATCTCGGCCCGGGTGACAACTTCCTCCGCGACGATGAGCAGCTTGCTGTCGGCCCAGTCGGCATTGAACTTGTCTTCGATGCCGCGCTGGTTGAGCACCGTCGAGTAGTCGCCGTAGATGGCGGCCAGGGCCTGGAACACGGTGGTCTTGCCCGTACCCTGTGGCCCGTGCATGACCACGGCGCTGCTCATCTTGGCGCCCGGGTGCTGCAGCGGGTAGGCCATCCAGCACAGCAGCCAGTGATAGACCTCGTCCCGGTTGCGCTCATCACCGCACAGGTAGCGGATGCACTCGAGGAGCAGGTGGCAGTCGCCTTCTTTCGGCGTCATAGGCCATCCCCGCCAGGTATTCAGTCGGACGCTGGTGTCATTCCCGGATGGGTCGAACCCCACCTCGTCCAGGTAATACGCGCCCCGGGAGACCCAGGTCGGGTGCCTCTTGACGTCATCACCACGCACACCGGCCGGCAGCAGGGCAGCCATCTGGTCGCGATGGGCAATCTTCCTCGTCCAGGTATCGAACAGGTATTTCCCGGTGCCATCGTCCAGTGGGACGAACCGCTCTATCAGGTCATCCAGCGCCATTACGGAACGGGCGCGAGGCCGACTGCCTTCCGCTTCCCCCGCCCCCCCAGTGTCCTGAGTTCCCGCCGCGGGTGCCCGCTTGGCGCGCCACCCTGCCGTGACGATGGCCGCCTCGATCTGGGCAGAGACCATGCGCAGTCCGCCGGACGGATGGACGTGCAGGTCGTTGAAGTCGGTGAGCCCCTTCTTGTCGGTGGGCCGCTCTTCCGGGAACACCGGCCAGACGACCTGGGCATCGACGGCGACCGCCGCCGTGGCCGCCGCTTCCCGGCCCGGGTTGCGTCCCGTCTTGGCATCGGTCAGGTAGTCGTCATCGGCGCAAATGAGGATCTTGATGTCGCGCCGGTGCGCCTTGTGTAGCGCCATGGCCACAGGCAACAGGTTCCCGGCATCGAAGGCAACGACTACGGGCAGGCCGGTGGCCTTGCGCAGGCTGGCGCCGGTGGCGAACCCCTCGCACATCAGCACGATCCCGCCGCGCTGGACGAGTCCAATCTGGAAGAAGTGTCCCTTCTTAGCCAGGCCCGGCGGCGTGAAGTCCTTGTCGCGGCCGTGGCGGTTCTTCTCCGGGAAGATCACCTGCAGGCCGAAGGTCTTGCCCGTGGTGTCCTGCACGGGGACCACCAGGTTGCCCGACGGGCTGATGCGGGCCCCGAACAACTCGGTGGCGTCGAATCCCTTCTTGGCCATGTATCCAGAGGCGCCGGCATCCTGCAGCGCCCGCCACCAGCGGGCGGCCTTGTGGGCGGCCTCTTCGATCTCTTTCTCACGCTCAGCCTCGGCGCGCTTCCGGTCGGATTCCTGCTTTGCCTTGATGGCGGCCAGCTGGTCGGTGGTGAGCTGCTTGCGATCGGCCTTCTGGATCTCGACCTTGAAGGACTGCGGATCGTCTGCCGACCAGATGCCGTAGGCGCCGGTGAGCAGGTCGCCCATGGTGAAGAGCTTGTACCAGCCGCGCTTCTCGCCATCGGCTCCGGAGACCTTGCACCGGACGAACTTGCCCTTGGTCAGATCGGCTCGCAGCTCACCAACGATCACCAGGCCGGCGGCCTGCAGCTGGCCGAGGACGTCGCTGTAGTTGGTCCAGCTCATGCAGACCCCGCCTGGCGCATCGCGGATTCGAACTTGTGCCTCCATACTTGACCAATTGTGTTCTTGGCAACACGCTCCATGTCGAAACGAGCTTTGTAGCGCGCTGCCCGCACAAACATCAGGACCGGCTTTATCGATGATCCGAATCCAAAATATGTCCGCATGTAGATCCCAGGCATCAGCTTTCCGCGCTTGTTATCTGGCTTGATCGCTAGATACTCGAAACCACGTTTCGTCTTCGTACCCTTTCGCCTTCTATCCCTGGTTTCTTTGGTCATGTTCTGAGTGGATCCTGCCCACCGCTCAGCGGCACCAAACCATGAAAGTATTTGCCGAATTTGCCCGGGGCCCATATTCCCGAACGAGTCAAGTTTTGCGCCTGCTCCTGGAACTGCAACCCACCCGGAAGGCATGAGTCCGTAATGCTGGAGAGCCTTCTCCATGGCTTTTAGCCCTCGTGGTCCTCCTGTGATCTGCGTCCCAAGGTAGTAGTTGGCCCGCTTGTAGAATCCATCCGGATCAACAACCCCGACGACCACAGACATGCTATCCAGCGCCTTGACTCTGATCGAACCAATGGTCCACCGAGTCGGCCTATCGAATACGCGCTTCATTTCTTCCTGCTCTGCGTCCCGTACCGATAGCGCCGTATTGATCAGCGCCCGCTTGGTCGCTGCCTGAACGTTCCGTGGTAAGGCCCCAAGGCTCGCCTTAAGGGATTCAATGCCATCCAGCTTGATGGTTATCATCAGTTGCCTATATTCAAACGTCACAACCTAGCGTGACGACGAGGTTCGAATTACC